CCCGGGGGCACCTCCGAAGCCGGGGGAACAGATCTGGAAAACACGGCGGCATTCCAAGGGTGACCGGTATAGTCGCCCCAAAAATCAGAAAATCTGTCCACTACATTGTCAGGAGGACGCCTTACTAGAAAATGTTCTGGCATTCTATCCTCCCAGTCCTGGTATTCTTGGTATGGCCGCCCTCAACCTGGCTAGTGCCCCCGGCCTGGGTGTTCCGGGCGGAACCAGCGGCCCTGCCTGTGCGTTCGGAGGCGGAGGAGGCATGCCGACCATCGCGTTAGGCGCGACTTGAGGGGCGAAAGTAGGAGGACCCATCGGTGGCTCCATAGGGGGTCCCATTGGCGGACCCATTGGCGGACCCATCGGAGGCTCCATAGGAGGCTCCATAGGAGGCTGTGGTCCCATTCCGTCTGCCCCCGTGGGAGGCCCCATCTGCTCTGGTCCAATAGTGGACGGCACGGCCGGTATCTGTCCTCCCATCTTCTGTATCAGTAGCTGCATAAGCTCTGCGAAGTAGAACTGGGCCAACTGCGAGTTCCCGCTGTCTTCGAGGGACTTCATCAAGACCCACAGGCCAGCCTCCGGCAGTCCCCTTTCCCCTAGCTGTGCATTGACCTCTGCCGATATGGCGTCGGCGTCCTGGAATCCCATTACGTTCTCCCTGACGTACCTGTCGTGGGCAAGGGGAACGGGTCCGTCCCTGAGCATCTGGGCCATTGCGATATTCGACGCCTCGTCTTGAGGTATGTCCGGAAGCAGCCTTACCTCTACGTTGCCCCCCTGCTTGACCCTTTCGGGGGTGATAGTAGCAGAAAAATACTGGCGGTTCTGGTCTCTTCCGCTCACCTCCACAGGCTCGAACCTGCCGGTAGTATACTGGTCTGTCAGGATATTGCATATCTGTGTGTACACACCCTCCAGGGCGGTGATACGCGGCCTGAGCTGGCTGTCGGTGCCCTGCCTAAGGGTATTGATAGCGAATCCAGATAGCTGGAACTGTAGCTCCCCGAACACGGAGTGGGGCAGTCCGCCCCTCTGTAGCTCGCTTGAGACAAGGCCCATAACGGCGCCGGTCTCCCTTGCGGCCTCCAGCATTCCGAGGGGCTCTACGTCCTCATCTCCCTTACGCAGGCTGATATCGGCCCCTTCCTTCCTGACGTCTTCGTCCAGGGTCTTACTGCCGTCGGCAGAGAACACCTTCAGGCCCTGCTTTCGGGAGCGCCCGACAAGTTCGTACAGGATAGACATGAGGGAGGATTGCTTGGGGTATATATCCCTCCCCGGGGCGAATATGCTCTCCCCGTAGTTCTTCAGGGATATGTCGGATGTCAGGTTGCCTCCGGCCACGGTGCTCTGGTGAATTATCGGGGAAGTGCCTGACACTCCTATGAATCCCGGGACTACCCCGTTCGTGCCGTGGGGCGTCGGCTTCTTCAGCACAACTCCATCTGTGACTACCTGGTTATGCTCTCTATCGTAGAAGTCGCAGACCTCCCACAGTGTGTCGCTCTCGATGTCCCAGTCCTTCGGAAGCCTTGCGCCGGGATGGTCTGCCTTGATCTGCGCTGCGGTCTTGGCCAGCTTTTGACATATCCAGTCAAGGCCGTCCTCCCCTATGCCCCAGTAGACGTTAAGTGGGTCCCAGGGGGTGACGTCCACGTAGGTCGAGCCGTCCTGCCTCTTGGCCAGCAGGCACCTTCCGGATACCCATCCCCTTACATTGATAAAGAAGGACAGCTCCGTTAGAAGGGGTTGCCGAAGGCTGCGCGAGAGCCTGTCGTCGTTCGCCCTCAGGATGCCTATAAGGAACCTTTCCTTGTCGTTGTTGATCTCCCGCTGCTCCTCGAACGCCCCCCTCTCGGGCACCTGTATTATCAGCTTGGAAGAGGCGGCGAAGGAGATCATCTTGTCTGCTAGGTTCCGGGACTCGTTGGAGGTGTAGACACGGTATCCGGACAGGTCCTCCTCATTGCCGCTGGAGTCGGTATCCCCGGAGAACGTGTCGAGTAGGTACAGGTTGTTGTAGTCGTCCTCCATGCGGGTATGGAGGGCGGTCTTCTGTAGCTCGTGTGCCCTTACGAGGGCCATTATGTCTTCTGCCTTACGCCTCATGTCTCACCACCTTTTCACCAGTATCTTACTACCTCTTGGCGATGTACTGAAGCCAAAGCGGTCTACGAGCCCGTAAATGCACGCCTTCACGGCGTGATTATTACGGTCTTCCGGTATGTCTCCCACTACGTTGCCCTCGCGATCCATCTTCCATCTGTAGGCCCGTGTCTGGTGGTCGTGCGGGTTGGGTCCGGCCCCGAACTCGCTGAGTGCCCCCTTGCATTTATGGTCGAATACTATCTTGGGCATACCGGTAACGGGGTCTACCTTCAGAAAGGTCTTCATCCTCTCTATGCCCTCATTGATTCTAACCTTGTTAGAGGACATATACAAAGGATACTCCTTAAGCCATACCTCTGCGGGAGCGGCCATTGCCTGGTGCTGGTAGCCGGCTACGTCTATGACCCCGAACTTCACATCGACGTGCCAGGGCCTTTCGACGGGGTTTTTAACGATGTCTATGACGTCAGAGGTAGTCTTGCCTATCTCGTAGATCTCGTCGAAGACCCTTACCTGCCCGCCGTAAATCTGCACGGCCATAACGGCGTGGGCACCGCTGTACCCGGGGTCCACCCACAGGTAGACCGGCTCTTTCGGTATCCACTTGAGGGGCCTGACGTGAAGATCCGGCCTGAACTCGTCGAACACGAGCCCCCTGGGAGGCATGGGCTTACCGGCGATCCGCTCCATGAAGAACTGGTCGCTCTGCTCCCTCTCCTGGCGAACTATCTCCGGGTCCCTTCTCCCTCCAGGAAACAGGGAGGAGTTAGTCCAGGTAGCTATAGAGAAGGACTGTCGATCCTTGTCCCCGTACTTCCATGCCGCATGCAGGGCGGGGTACCAGCCCAGGGAGGACTCAAAGGAGCCTGACCCGAAGAACCACCCTCTTTTCGGGGCAAGACGGACCTGTATCCTCTCGTAGGTCTCAAGGTCGAGCTGGGACGCCTCGCACCCGATTATGCCGTTGGGAGCATACATGGCGATGGTCCTGGGGTCCTTGGCGCTCTTGGTCTCGATCCGGGTGCCGTCCTTGAGCAATATATACCCGGGATCGACGTTAGGAGAGACATGGGCAAGCATCCCGAGCTGCCCGAAGTCAGAGGCAATATACTCGAACTCGCGCCTGGTCCGATTGTAGTCGGCAGCTATGAGCCAGTAGAGCAGGGGCTCTTCCCCCTCCAGCCCTCCCTCGTCCATGAACTGCCTCTTGAGCAGGACCTTGGAGGCCAGCATGGACTTACCGCTCTGGTCTCCCCCTGCAACGATAATAAACCGCTTATCGCACTCTATGACCTGCTTCTGGCCGTCACTGCCGTCCCTGCGCTCCGAAGGAACGAACCCGACGCGCTTATACAACTCGTCGAAAATAGCCCGGGCAGAGGACTCACCGATCCTCCGTCCCCCCAGTGCCGCCCCTTTTACACTCACTTCCGCTTACGAGCGAACTTCTGGAGCTGCTTCGCCGTCTTAGCCGGCATCGTATCTCCCTCTCGACAGGGTCTCTATGAACATTGGAGTGCCGTCGCCAAAGCCATAGGAGCATAAAGTTGCAACGGCCTCCTCCCGCGTCATACCGTCCCTTGCCATAAAAATATCAATACACCTGTCCGTGTCATAAATTGCCACATTACCGCTGACACCGCCGGCAACGCCATGAACAATCCTTTGCCCGATCCCTGTAAAAGCCTGGTCCAGGCCGTCAGCCAGTAAGAGGTCCTCCTCGGGACTAACCTCCTCCACGAACCGCTCTATATCAGCCCTGGTAATCATTACCCCCCCTGTAACTATATAAGAGTGACTGTGTGTGTTGTAATGCCGCGAAAACCTATCGAACCTTCGAACCCTTCCTCTGCGTGGCTATGTAGACTGCCCGAACGGTTCGAACCCCCATTCGAACCCTACTCGAACCCTGTTCGAACCGCCAACCTCTCACAGCTTAATCCCTGGGTTTCTGCGTTTCTGCGCGTTCGCGGAATGGGCGCATAAATGCATTAAGATTACCAATGCCCACACACATAAACCATATATTTATGCATTAAGATTACCAATGCCCACTATAACCATGAGATGGGCGAACCTACGCAGGGCCACCGGCCCGGACGGCATGGTCGGCTATACGCCTGAACGCGAGGTGCTGAAGCGAGAGCCGGAGAAGTGGAACATGACCCAGGCGAAGACCCTGGCAAACCTATCGCACAACCACGCAGCGATCATAGAGGACGCGAAAATCTACGGCAACCCACGAGTGAAATTCACAGAAGGGAAGGAAGGCATACACCAAGGCGCTAGTCCTCCCTACTGACGGCACTCGCTATCTCCGCAAAACCCTCCTTTATGACCAGGCGGAGAGCCTCGATAGCCCGCATTGACGTTGAAACATCAGCGTTTCCCAGGAGATGCAATTCATGGGATACCTCATAGATAGCCCCGATAAGACAATCATAATCGTGAATAGCACCATCAAATGCACCTTCACAACTACAATGCATCGGCCTAATTAATTCTCTCCCTATACCCACATCCCTAGAACTCATTACCCATCTCCCATTAACACAAAACACATCTAACAACGCGAAATGATATGCACCAAGCGGCAAATCTCTTTTGTATTAAAAATACAGGGCGGGGTATCCTCTAAGCCGCTTCTCTAAGCCCTAAGCCCTGCCCATACTGACGCCTACACACCTCTACACCACTGCTGCCCCCACACCTCCTGGCCTACCGCTCACACCTCTACACCACCATTTGCAGCCTAAGTCACCAGGATTAGCCCTGTTCAGCGTCCTCAGATCCAATCTCCCTGTACTCACCATCCACCGCACCAACCTCACTACTAACCTCACTAACCTCACCTCCTGACTTCAACGCCCTCGTCTCCTTAACCGCAGCCCTGATCTCCCGACGCAAGTCAACCATTATCTCCCTGGCTGGATCGTCTTCTGTAGCATTCCTCTTCCACTTGCTGGGTAGGTTGGCATTCAATAACCCCAGTAGCATAGTAGGATTCTGCCCCGGCTTTAGAGACAAGCTATACTCCGCCGCCTTTTCTTCTAGCGCATCGGTAAACGCTTGCCGCGCCAACTCCCATCTAGCCTTGAAGCCCATGACGTCACGCTCCCGCCAATCATAGGGAGTGGATAGGTGGATACCCGCAGCGCGAGCGGCGAATGTAGCTACACCACGCTCGGAGTAGGCCGCAAGAAAGCGCTGCTGTTTTGTCCATGTATCGGTTATTTCGGTGGGCGACCTACCTATAACAGCGGTTACCCCTGAGTCTTCTGGCGACACTGGCACCGTAGCACGTGTCAAGGGTACGGGCTGAGTGTGGTTGAAGCTGTCCTGCATAACTACTACCTACCTTGATAATAATGGACAAAGAACGACCCT